AACAGGCGTATCCTTCGAAGAAGTCGGCGCATAATAGGAGTAAGAAGAAATGGCAATACCATTTAATGTAGATAGATTTAAAGCTGAACTAACGAACGGGGGCGCACGACCGAACCAGTTTGCAGTTCAATTAACATTTCCTAACTATGTTGCAAGTCGTGCGCTCGCAGTAACTAAAGCTCCATTTTTAATTACTGCGGCAGAATTGCCTGGTCAAACATTAGGTGTCACTCCGGTTTATTATCGGGGCAGACTAATAACAATGGCCGGTGATAGAACATTTGCACCGTTCAGTTGTACTATACTTAATGATTCGGGGTTTACACTTCGGACTGCTATAGAACAATGGATGAATGGCATGGAAAATTTAAGAACAAAAACCGGAGCGTTAACTCCTGCGCAATATCAAACAGATATGTTTATATCGCAGTTAGATCGTAACGGTGCTATTCTTAAACAATATAAAATGTTGGGTGTATTCCCAACCGATATTAGTGCAGTTGGTTTGGACTTTGGTACAAATGACCAAATATCCTCATTCCAAGTTGCATTCCAATATCAGACATTTGAAGTTAGCAGTACGCCAGCTTCACAGTTGGTAGATTCGTTGAATATATTTGGTTCAGTCGCAGGTTAATATTATATAAAGTGATTTAATTATGGCAATTAAGCTATTTGGTTTCACTATCGCTCGAGAAGAAGAGAAGATAGATAAAAGAAATCAAGAATTCATGACACCGGTATCTGATGATGGTGCCACTACTATACAATCCAGCGGCATTCAAGCTGGGGGGTATTTTGGCACCTATTTAGATATGGATGCTACGGCAAAATCTGAGTCGGATTTAATTACACGATACAGAGAAGCCGCAGCATATTCGGATTGTTCTACAGCAGTAGATGAAATTGTAACCGAAGCAATCGCATCCGTGGATGACGATGTTGTAGTAAAAATCAATTTGGACAAGTTAGATATTCCGGATGATATAAAAGATACAATTGAAAATGAATTTAATAAAATACTTGAGCTATTAGAATTTAATAATAAGGCTCATGATATTTTTAGGCGTTGGTATATTGATGGTAGATTATACTATCAAAAAATTATTGATATGAAAAATCCTAAACGAGGGATTGTAGAATTGATGCAAATCGATCCTAGAAAAATTCGTAAAGTAAAAGAAATTAAGAAGGAAAAGGATGTAAATTCCGGTATAGATATAGTTAAAGATATAAAAGAATTCTTTATCTATAACGAAAAGGGAATAAATTATAATCCGAATTATTCATTCTCTACTACTGCAAATCAAGGCATTCGAATTTCACCTGACGCAGTGGCATTTGTTCCTTCTGGGATGATGGATTTAGAAAAGAATGTTGTACTTGGTTATTTACATAAATCGATCAAGGCAGTAAATCAACTAAAAATGATGGAAGATGCTCTGGTAATTTACAGATTAGCAAGAGCACCTGAACGTAGAATATTTTACATTGATGTAGGCAATTTACCTAAAATTAAAGCTGAGCAATATTTAAAAGATATTATGGCTCGCTACAGAAATAAAATTGTATATGATTCTAGCACAGGTGAAATTCGAGATGATAGGAAATTTATGTCATTGCTTGAAGATTTTTGGTTACCTCGCAGAGAAGGTGGCAGAGGAACCGAAATTACTACATTACCTGGCGGGGAAAATTTAGGACAGATTGAAGATATTAATTACTTTCAAACTAAATTATATCAAGCATTAAATGTTCCTTTATCTAGAATGCAGGCACAATCTGGTATATCTTTTGGTAGAGCAACAGAAATTACTAGAGATGAATTAAAATTTGCAAAATTTGTAGGTAGACTTCGTAAAAAGTTTAATATTTTATTTAATGATATTTTAAAAACACAATTGCTATTAAAGGGTGTGTTGACAGATAAAGATTGGGAAAGTATTAAAGAAAAGATTCAATATAAGTATGCGCAAGATCAATACTTTGATGAAATGAAGAGTGCTGAGAATTATAGAAATCAAATTGATTTATTAAATATGATAACCCCGTATGTTGGTACATATTTTAGTCAACGATTTGTAATGAAAGATGTACTACGTATGTCAGATAAAGAAATACAAATTATGAAAACTGAGATTGAGCAAGAGCCCGCTCCTCAGCCAATAAATACAGAACAACCCGGAAATCCGCAGCAATAGGAGTCATTATGGAAAAAGACACAATTAGAAGTATGGTAAGTAATATTATCGCTAACCGCGAAACCGATGCTATGCGAGACTTTGATGCGGCTATCGCAGATAAGCTAACAGATGCACTTGACCATAAAAAACAAGAAGTTGCATCTGGTTTAGGTGAATCAGATGACAATGCACCAGGAGTTGCAAGCGGAAGAGGCCCAGCCGGCGGTTCCGGGTTAACCAAAAAAATACTAGACGTAGCTGCAGCAATTGGCGACGTGTTTACCGGTGAAGCTGGTAAAAAAATGGCAGAGCCAACTCCTACTCCGCCTGCTACTCCTAAGAAACCAAAATAAACTAAGATGAAAAAATTTAATTCAATTCGAGAAGAGTCTCTTTTAGAAAAATTAAAATCTTCGGATCCTACTGGCAAGTGGATACATGATTTTGTAAAAAGTGACAATCCTAAATTTGCAGGTAAAAGCAAACAGGAAAGAATCCGCATGGCTTTAGGTGCATCATATGCTGCTAAGCGCAATGAAGAAGTTGAAGTTGAAATTGATGAGCAAATGGTACCACCTAAAGGGTTTCGTAAACCTGGTGATGACCGAGGCACAGAAATGGGCGGCGGCGGAGCCGGAGTCGGCAGCACTACAACTAGTAATGTCGGCAAAACAGTTCCAATTGGAGGTGTTTATCGTAGATATGCAGAACCTGCAGCTGAGCCAGTTAAAACAGAACCTGCTAAACCTGATCTTAAAACTAGATATGATGCGGAGATGGAAAAGGTTCGTGCTGGGAATACTAGTACAAAGAAACAAGATTATCCCACATTGACCGACGTAATTCCCGAACCTTCGAAAACTAGTAAACCCGATCGTGCAGGTAGAAAAGAACCTACAATGGGAGAACCGGTTTCTCCCCCAGATCGTATGGGCAGAAGAGAACCTACAATGGGTGAGCCTTCAACAAAACTTACAAAACGAGAAATTGCGTCTCGTCTAAGAGAACCAAGTGGACCAATTGGCGAGGAATTAGACGCACCTAAAACACAAGCATCACAATTAAAAGATATGTTATCTAATCCACAACATATTAGTAATCCTGAGCATAAGTCGCAATTAGAAAAACGATACAAAATTGCAAAAGATAGAGAAGATTTAGATCAGGGGCAGGCTGTAGATAAAACAGGTAAAGCAATGGCGGTATTACCACCTGCAGATTTTGCTAAAAAGAATCCGAATTTTAATAAAGAACATTCGGAAGAATATGATACTAGTATAACGGCATTAGATGAGATTGCTAAAAAAATAAAAATCAAAATTAATTATCCTACGCAAACTAAAGCAGAAATTGCGCAGGCTAAATATAGAAAACAAAGCGGTTTACCTGATCCTAGCTATTATAAAAAGTATGCTGCCCAGAAACAAGCAGAAATTGATGCTATGAAAAATGAAGCTGCTAAGCCCGGCCTTTATGCAAATATACAGGCTAAACGTAAACGTATTGCTGCGGGCAGTAATGAAAAAATGCGCAAACCCGGTACTGAAGGTGCGCCAACCGCTCAAGCGTTTAAAGATGCTGCAAAAACAGCTAAGAAATAAGAGGCAATAATGGCAGTCACAAAAACAGTACTTAAGAAAGTTAGACAACAAGCTTCGGTAAAACTTATTGGAGATGGTCAAGCAAATATAACAACTTTTGATCTTAAGTTGGCGGATGAAACTTTAGACAATGGCAATGTGGCCATGAATATTACCGGTATGGTGTGGTCTACTCCCGGGGTAACACCAATCGTAATTACGCGAAATGGGAATGTTACGCAATATTTGTCTGGTAATGATAATTGGACATTGACGCAAATGTTTGGTATTTCTGATACAGTTGCAAATTCTGCAAATATTTCTATCGCAATGCCGGCAAATTCTTTATTGTATTTGTCAATTACAAAAGCTAGCGGATTTATTGAACCAAATCAACAAATAGTACCTAGGTAAATAGATATGAGACTAATTAAAGAAGTTGCTCAAGATTTAAAGTACCTCACCGAAGAAAAACAAGGTGGCGGCAAAACCATTTATATCGAAGGCGTATTTGCTCAAGCAAATAGAAAAAATAAAAATAATAGAACTTATGGCAAACCTATTATGGAGCGCGAAGTTCAAAAATATAAAGAGCTAATTGAACAAAAAAGATCTTTGGGCGAATTAGGTCATCCGGATAACCCATCGATTAATTTGCACCAAGTTTCTCATTTAATTACAAAATTAGAAATGAATGGTAGCGATGTGTATGGTAAAGCAAAAATACTAGAAACTCCAATGGGTATTATTGCAAGAAATTTAATTGAAAACGAAGTTCAATTAGGTGTATCAACTAGAGGTCTTGGATCTCTAAAAATGAATTCTGAAGGCGTCAATGAAGTGCAGGATGATTTTCATCTTGCGACAGTAGACATTGTAGCTGATCCATCTGCCCCAGATGCCTTTGTTCAAGGTATTATGGAATCTGCGGAATGGATATTAGAAAGCGGTATCTGGAAAGCTGTGCATATAGAAAATGCACAAAAGGAAATAAGAAAAACTTCTGGTAAAAATCTGGAAGAAACCAAATTAAGAATTTTCGAACAATTCTTATCCCGAGTGTCTAGATAACTAGAATTATAAATAATGCTTGAGTATATTCATACAATTAGGAGACTCTAATGTCAGTAGAAAGCAAAATTAAGGAATTGTTGGAGAATGTAAAGGTCAAAGCTTCTTTAGATGAAGCTGCCGGAAGTTCGTCCAATGTAACAAAGGATTCCTCGATCAAACCTGCCAATGGAGGAGATTCATCTTCTCCTAAACAAGGTAGTTCAGAAGAAGCATCCCATGAAGATCGCGGAGAAAATGAAGCAAATCAAGGCGCCATTACTGCAAAAGGTATTTCTAAAAATACTATTGCGATGAAAGGTTCAGTTGGAGTAGCCCCTAACTTTACTACGGTTCAAGGTACACCGAACCTAGGTGCTAGTTGGCCAGCCATTCCTATGAATACCGGTATTCGTGAGGAAGAAGAAGTTGTTTCTGAGGCAGATACGGATAGCACAATAAATGACCGATATAAGGACATTCAGACATCCGTAGACGACAAAGGCCGCTTAGTCTACAAGAAAGATAAAAACGTAGAAGTTAAATCTTCGGTTGACGATCAAGGTCGTTTACAATTTAAAGATACCGCTAGAGGCAATGAAACATCTACAGATAAAGCAGGTAAAATTGTCTTTAGGCGTGCGGAAGGGGTTGAGACAGGGGACGACGAAAATATGGACGAATTGTCAGAAGCAGATCAAGAATTAAATATTGATATGGCATCTATTTTCGGCGAAGACTTATCCGAAGAATTTAGAGAAAAAGCAACATCCATTTTTGAAGCAGCAGTCATTGCTAAAGTCAACGATGAAATGGAAAGAGTTTGCGAAGCATTAGAAGAAAAATATTCTGCAGAGTTTGAAGAATATACAGAAAGCATTGTTGAAAAGGTCGATGCTTATCTAAACTATGTAGTTGAAAACTATATGGAAGAAAACAAACTAGCAATCGATAATGGGTTGCGTACTGAAATAGCCGAAGATTTTATGTCGGGACTTAAGGCGCTCTTCAAAGAACATTATATTGAAGTGCCTGAGGAAAAATATGATGTAATAGGTGAATTACAAAGTAAGGTAACAGATTTAGAAGAAAGTCTAGATCGTCAACTAGAACAAAATGTTGGTTTACATACTGAAGTGTCGTCTTTAAAGAAACATTTAATTATCAGTGAAATGACTGATGATTTAGCTGACACCCAAGTTAATAAATTAACGAAACTTTTAGACGGTGTAAATTTTGAGAATGAAGAAATTTACAGAGAAAAGGTTGCGGTAATTAAGGAAAATTATTTCCCAGTAACATCTGGAAAAGAGTCTTTCACAATTTCCCAAACACAACCCCTTGTAGAAGAAACTAGTATTGAAGAAAGCTTCGCTTCTAATGATGTCGTATCTTCGTATGCTAAAGCCTTATCAAGAACAATTAAACGAGTATAACTTATAAATTACATAAGTTGTAAATAAAGGAGAATTACATGTTTTTATCCGAGAATTATCAACAAAAGTGGGGCGCAATTTTAGATCATCCTGATCTACCCCAAATTAAAGATTCGTATAAGCGTGCTGTTACTGCAGTATTATTAGAGAATCAAGAAAAATCTTTACGTGAAGAGCGTCAAGCGCTTTTCGAAACACCTTCGAATAACATCAGCGCAACTGATGGTATTCAAAAGTATGACCCAATTCTAATTGGCCTAGTCCGTCGCGCAATGCCTAATCTAATGGCTTATGACATTTGCGGTGTACAACCAATGACAGGTCCTACTGGCCTAATCTTCGCAATGCGTTCGATGTATGGTTCGGAGCGTAATAACACTACGACCCGTAAAGAAGCATTATTCAATGAAGCCAATACTGGATTCTCTGGCGGCTTTACTGATGGTACAGGTAACAATCCTGTATTCGGTGCTTACAATACAGGTAATGCGATTCCAACGGGGTCGATGGAAGCTAAGAGTGATTACGCAGAAATGTCTTTCTCGATTGACAAGACAACAGTTACTGCTAAATCACGTGCATTGAAAGCAGAATACACCGTTGAATTGGCACAAGACTTAAAAGCAATTCATGGTCTTGACGCTGAAGCAGAATTATCGAACATTCTTTCGCAAGAATTTATGTTTGAGATTAATCGCGAAGTTGTTCGTACAATCTACAAAGTTGCTAAAGCAGGTTCGCCTTCAACAGCAACAGCAGGTACATTTGACTTAGATATTGATTCAAACGGACGTTGGTCTGTAGAGCGCTTTAAAGGCTTGTTATTTAATATCGAACGTGATGCTAACCACATTGCACAAGACACTCGTAGAGGAAAAGGTAACTTCATCGTTTGCTCAGCAGACGTTGCAAGTGCACTAGCTATGTCAGGCGTATTAGATTATGCTCCAGCATTAAGCACAAATCTAAATGTTGATGATACAGGCAATACATTCGCAGGCGTTTTAAACGGACGTTATAGAGTTTATATTGACCCGTATTCGTCGAATTTGGGTGCTACTAACCAGTTCTATGTAGTTGGTTACAAAGGTACAAGTCCTTACGATGCAGGTATGTTCTATTGCCCATACGTTCCGTTACAAATGGTTCGTGCAATTGATCCTAACAGCTTCCAGCCAAAAATCGGCTTTAAGACACGTTATGGCCTAATTGCTAACCCATATGTAACTTCGTCGGATAGCTTGTCGGATTCGGATGGCGATAGCTTCACAGCAAATCGCAATCAGTATTATCGTCGTACCAAGGTTGCGAACCTAATGTAATTGAAGTAGCCGACAGTAAGATCGGAATTTAAAGGGGGAAGGAAACTTCCCCCTTTTTTAACCTTTGTATCGGCTATAAATAATAAGATGAAGAAAGGAGTACAATGGCATACACTGCAAACATAGACGTTATTCAAAATGCTATATCGGAATCACAAACAACCACATATGATTATTTACGACCAAATGCGTTTAGATTCAGTTTAAAAGATTTACCTAAAGTCTCATTTACTTGCCAATCAGCAAATCTTCCAGATTTACAATTAGGATATGCTATTCAAAGTACTCCTTTTGTGGATTTGCCGACGGTCGGAGATAAAATAAACTTCGGTGAGTTTACAATCAGATTTATTGTTGCTGAAGATATGAGAAACTATCTTGAATTGTATCGTTGGATAATTGGTTTGGGATTCCCTAAAGATTATTCACAATTCAAAACATTTTCGGATAATAAAGTAAGTAGATTTCCATTTGTCACAAAGAAGGATGGAACTGAGGAAATTTTGGCATACTCGGATGGTACGTTGACTATTCTCGACTCGACAAACTCGCCTAAAGTAAATATAATATTTAAAAACCTGTTCCCTATATCATTACAGGCTTTGGATTTTGATATTACTTCTCAGACCGTAGAGTATTTTACTGCAATTGCTACATTTAAATATACTATTTTCGAAGTAGAACCTTTATAATTTTTTTAATTTGGAGTTATTATGAATACAAAAGTAAAACCTATGCCCCTGCCTTCAATTCCTAAATTGCCAAAGGCAGGCGGCAATCAAGAGGCAGCAAACAATCCCAACGAAAAAAAGCTAGAAGTAAAACTAGACGACCTTCGTAAAGAACGTATTTTCATTGCCACTCCCTGTTATGGTGGGCAATTAACCGAAGCATATTTTAGATCAACTATTCGATTACTAACTTTCTGTAATCAACATCAAATTCCTATTGCGTTTGGAACTATTGCGAATGAATCGTTGGTTACTAGAGCTAGAAATGTTTTGGTGGCATATTTCCTACAAAGCGATTTTACTCGTCTAATGTTTATTGATGCAGATATCGAATTCCAAGTTGAGGATGTTATTAAACTTATTGCCCATAATAAGGATGTTGCCGTCGGCGCATATCCTAAAAAGGGTGTTAATTGGCAGCGTATTCGTGAAAGCGTTCGGCAAAATGATACTACGTATGACGATAAACAGATTGCATCGTTTGGTAGTGATTATGCAATTAACTTTAAATTTATTAACCGCGAACAAAAACAAATTGCAATTGAAAACGGATTAATTCGTTTACATGATGGTGCAACCGGGTTTATGATGATTAAGCGAGAAGTTATTGATAAAATGATTGAGGCATATCCAGATCTAAAATATAACAATGATTTGAATACACCGCCGGAATTAAATCCTCATTTTTACGCATTCTTCGATACAATGATTGATCCAAAGGATAAACGATATCTATCTGAAGATTATACGTTTAGTCGTAGATGGCAAGACATCGGCGGTGAAATTTGGCTTGACCCGTCAATCTCTTTGAACCATTATGGTTCGTTTAATTTCCAAGGTAACCCTTCTCAAATTATTCAAGTAGGGTAATTTATGAAATTATCCGATCTTCAAGAATCCTGGGCGGAGGATTGTAAGATTGATGAATTGAATCTTGGTCGTGAATCTGCCAGAACCCCAAACCTTCACGCCAAGTATTTGAATTATCTAACATCTAGCAAACTAAATCTTCGCAAAGCGGAATCTGATTATTATAATACCAGACGATTAAAATATAGGTATTATCGAGGCGAATTAACAAGCGCCGAACTTGCCGAATATGAATGGGATCAATGGCAAGGAAATAAACCGCTAAAAAATGAAATGGATGAATTTTTGTCCTGTGATAAAGACTTAATAACTCTTGAGGATAAAGTGGAATATTTTAAAACTGTTTTATATCAGCTTGAACAAATTATTCGATCTTTAAATAGTAGAACATGGGATATAAAGAATTGTATCGAGTGGAATAAATTTACAAGTGGAATGATGTAATGGCTGCGGATATAACATTGATTAAAAAGGATGAAGTCTACATAAAAGTATTATGTGAACCTTCAATTGCCCAGGAACTTAGTGACCATTTTTGTTTCGATGTTCCTGGTGCAAAGTTTCATCCATTATATAAATCTCGTATGTGGGATGGCAAGGTTAGATTATTTTCAATGTTTACGAAAGAATTGTATACAGGGTTAAAAGATTATGTAACTGCATTTGCTAAAGAACGGGAATACACAGTACAAGATGCAATTGTTCCGAATTTTAAAGATCCAGTAACATATGAACAGGTAAAAGAATTTTGTCTTAGTTTACAATTAGCATCTAAAGGTCAACCGATTAATATTCGAGAATACCAAATAGATGCAGTATATGCAGCGATTGTTGATAGTAGACGTTTGTTACTATCACCTACAGGTTCAGGTAAATCTCTTATAATATATTGTTTATTACGATGGCATGAAAAATTTAATCGACGTCAGCTTATTCTAGTACCAACTACGTCTTTAGTAGAACAAATGTACACCGACTTTCAAGATTACTCGTCTATAAATGGGTGGAAGGCATCTGAACATTGTCATCGTATCTACGGTGGGCACGAAAAATCTAATGAATATGATGTTATAATTAGCACATGGCAATCTCTTTATAAATTACCTAAATCTTTTTTTAGTGATTTTAAAACAATATACGGGGATGAAGCTCATCAATTTAAGGCAAAATCGTTAACTACTATTCTAAATAAATGCGACAGCTCACCTTTTAGAATTGGAACTACTGGTACTTTAGATGGTCTTAAAACTCATCGATTAGTGCTTGAAGGTATATTTGGCCCAGTATTAAAGGTTACATCTACTAAGCAATTAATAACAGATAAAACTCTTGCAGATTTAAAAATATTTAATATTATACTTGAATATCCAGATGAAATAAGAAAATCATTAAAAGGGAATTCTTATCAGGAGGAAATGGATTTCCTTGTACAATATGAACCTAGAAACAGATTTATTCGTAATCTTGCTCTAAAACAAACTAACAATACGTTGGTACTTTTTCAGTACGTTGAAAAACATGGAAAAAGTCTACACGAAATGATTCAACAAAAAGAACCAAATCGAAAAGTATTTTTTGTTTATGGGGGAACAGATACAGAGCAACGTGAGCAAATACGAGGATTGACAGAAAACGAAAAGGATGCTATAATTGTAGCATCATATGGAACTTTTTCAACTGGGATAAACATTCGAAATCTGCATAATATTATTTTTGCGTCACCTTCTAAGTCTCGTATACGTAATCTACAATCAATTGGCAGAGGCCTTAGAACAAGTGATAATAAAGATAGTTGTACTCTATATGATATCGGAGATGATCTTACTTGGAAATCTAAAAAGAACTATACTTTACTACATATGATAGAACGTATTAAAATTTATAATGATGAACATTTCAATTACAAATTAATTAAGGTGTCAATCTAATGGAAGATATAACATACTATAAACTATTGAAGCTTTCATCTGGAGAGAATATTATTTGTGGGACTGAGGACAATTGTAAAAATTTTACAGAAAAAGGTATGATAAGCATATCTAATCCGGTAGTTTTAAATGTACTTAGAACTCCGAAAGGTAAAAATTTGGTAGAGACGTATATACTTATACCTTGGTTTAGTTTTGCAAATGGCAATGTATATGACATTTCTACAGATCAGATTATTACAGCTATAGATATTAAGGAATCGCTAAAATCGAATTACTTTTCATATTTAGAACAGCGAGCATTAGAAGATGAAATAGAAGATGGGTTATCAGAAGATTTTGATAATGAAGATGAGCTTCAGGAAATAGAAGAATTCCTGGAAACCTTGGGAGAAACACATGACGACGAAAATGACTACGATGGACGAGACGACACCGGTACTACAAGAAGTAGAAGAGGTACGAGAACCCTCCACTAAATCTAAAATGGATCCTGCTCATTATGTGGATAATAAAAAATTCTTAGCAGAACTACTAATATACAAAACTGCCGTAGATGCAGCGAAGGAAGCAGGCCAAGAAATCCCACAGGTTCCGGATTATATAGGTGAATGTTTTATTAAAATTGCAACTCATCTTTCATATAAATCTAATTTTATTAATTATACCTTTAGAGATGATATGATTTCAGATGGTATAGAAAATTGTTTAACTGCCGCAGGAAAATTTGATCCCACAAAATCATCTAATCCTTTCGCATATTATACTCAAATTGTTTTCTTTGCGTTTATTCGTAGAATCCAAAAAGAGAAAAAACATCAAGCAACCAAATATAAAATAATTGAAAATTTAGACTTAGATTCAATTATTCAGCAAAATGATGATAGCGAATCGGGTAGACAATTAATTGAATTTTTAAAGAAACAATTAGATACAATTGATCCAGAAAAACGGGAAACCCCATCCGAAACAAAATCTCGAAAAAAGAAGTCTGCTGAAATGGATATTCCTACTATAGACTTACTTACCTAAATACTATATACTGTATAATTAAATTGATAAAGACTTATATGAGCAAAATTAAAGTAGCAGAACTATTTTATAGTATTCAGGGAGAAGGTCGGTACATGGGTGTTCCTTCTGTTTTCTTGCGCACATTTGGTTGTAACTTTAAGTGCGCAGGGTTTGGTATGCCAAAAGGTCAAGTTAGTACAGAAGTAGATGATATTGCATATACGCATATGAATATTGAATCATTCCAAACATATCAAGAACTTCCTTTGGTAAGTACTGGGTGTGATAGTTATGCAAGTTGGGATCCTAGATTTAAGGGACTATCTCCTCTCCTTGAAGTTGACAGTATCGCAAAATCTATTGTAGACCTGTTACCCGCAAAAGGTTGGCAACAAGAGCATTTGGTAATTACTGGCGGTGAACCTTTATTGGGCTGGCAAAAATCCTACGAAGAATTATTAGAACATCCTTTGATGAAATCTTTAGATGAACTAACATTTGAAACAAACGGTACCCAATCTTTGACTGAGGAATTTACTGATTATCTATTTCAAGAATGGACGCGATTTGGTAGAGATTATGATAAATTAACTTTTTCGGTTTCCCCTAAATTATCTGTTTCGGGAGAAAAGTGGGAAGATGCAATTAAGCCAGATGTAGTTTGTGACTATCAAAAAATAGGCAATACGTATTTAAAATTTGTAGTAGCATCAGAAGAAGATGTCGTTGAAGCAGAAAAAGCAGTAGCGGAATATCGCAAAGCCGGATTTTATGGGCATATTTATTTGATGCCGGTAGGTGGTATTGAAACCGTGTATTATATGAACAATAAACGAGTTGCAGAAATGGCAATGAAGTTGGGCTGGAGATATTCCGATAGATTACAAGTTCCCTTATTTAAGAATCAATGGGGAACGTAATGGAATATAGCTATTCTGATTATGATGCTGATATATATTCTTTGTTGGCAAAAATAAAACAACGTAATAAAAAGTATGATTATGTTGTAGGTATTAAACGTGGAGGACTTATTCCTGCGGTATGTTTATCGCATGCTTTAAATATTCCATTATATAATTTAGATTGGTCTACACGAGATTGGGCGACGCAGGATATTCGTAATCAAGTATTACAACCCGAATCTAAAATTTTGCTAGTAGATGATATTTGCGACTCCGGCAAAACTCTAATAACATTGAAAGAACTATATAGTTTTTGTGATATTGATACTGCGGTGTTAGTTTATAATATAGATCAGATACACATACCAAATTATTATGCAAGAACTATTAATCGAAAATATCAAAAAGAATTTATTAATTTTTGGTGGGAAGCATATAAATAACTATGTCGCACAACGGCGACAAATTACAAAACTCATATCCGTGTAAGGAAGGATTCTAAAATGTCATACAACAAAACTAAAACAGATTCAGAATTAGGTCAACAAGTACATGCCTACCTAGTTAAAATGGGAGTTGAAACTCCTACTATTTCTAGACTAATTGATCGTAAAGAAAAAATTGAGATTATTGAAAAGAATTTCATTAATATTATGGACACACTTGGATTGGACTTATCAGATGATAGTCTAATGGAAACCCCTAAACGGGTCGCAAAAATGTATGTCAACGAAATATTTTGGGGATTAGATTATGATGCATTTCCAAAATGTACTACGGTTGAAAATAAAATGCGTTATAACGAAATGGTTGTTGAGCGTAATGTAAATGTTCAAAGTAATTGCGAGCATCACTTTGTAGTTATTGATGGGTTGGCGACTATCGCATATGTTCCTAAAAATCATGTTCTTGGTTTAAGTAAAATTAATCGTATCGTAGAATATTTTAGTAAGCGCCCTCAAATACAGGAACGGTTAACAGAACAAATTTTTCATGCATTATGTTTTATTCTAAATACTGACGATGTTGCTGTATTAATTGATGCTCAGCATTACTGTGTTAAATCTAGAGGTGTTGAAGATACGGGCAGTTCTACTGTTACCGTACGCCTCGGAGGAGGATTTAAGACCGACCCCGCAGTAAGAAATGAATTTTTAAGTATTGCGAGAATGGGCAAAAAATGACTGTTCATGTTATGATTGATCTAGAAACAATGTCTACAAGATCACATGCGGCGATTTGTTCAATAGGTGCAGTAAAGTTTAAAGGTAAAGAGATTCTTGATACCTTTTACTGCACCATTGATTTAAAAACGTGTAAAGATGTTGGTCTACATATATCGAAGGATACTGTAGAATGGTGGTCTAAACAAAATAAAGAAGCACTAAAAGCTTTAACTAAAAATACTATTCCGTTGGACGAAGCATTAACCAATTTTGAGGGTTGGTTCGGTCCTAAGAGTTTACCTATATGGGGCAACGGTGCAGTATTTGATAATACAATTCTTACTAACGCATATTTGTATTCCGATAGAGAACCACCTTGGAAATGTTGGGATGATAGATGTTATAGAACAGTTAAGAATTTATTTAACTGGATTCCTGCAGATGAAAGGGTCGGCGTTCATCATAATGCTTTAGATGATGCGTTATATCAAACAAACCATTTAATTAAAATTTTAGGCGATTCGTAATACAATATTAAATTGAGTTGAATAATTAACTATGAATACGTATAAAAAAAGAATAGCATTTTGTCTTAGTGATCAACATACTATTCCTCACGGCGGATTAGGTCAATTCGCAAAATCCTTTATTGAAACTTTTACTCCTCTCGGATATAAGGTAGATATTATATTAGATAGACCAGCATCTAATACAGGGTTCAAAACATACTTAGAAGAACAAGGCGCAAGATTTATTTGCGCCGAACCTATTAGCTATACAAACCATACAAAAACATTTATGTTTGAGGATTCCTTTAACTTTGAAAAGATGGTAAATTTCAGGGAATCCATGATGAAAGCACTTAATGAAAATTTGTATGACATTATTATATGTAATACATTAGAATCATTCCCCGCAATTTATTCATTGAATCTACAAAAAAGTATACAAATAATTTATTATACCCATAATGAAAGTATGGTATTTTTAGATGATCGTGAATGGAAAAATGAATTTACGGAATCATTTAATGAAACATTTAACGCATTAATGGGCGTTAAAGGTATTACGATTGGTACTCAGACTTTGCGAAATTTATCTGAATTACATAAGTCTAAAATACCAAATGCGAAATATTTGCCAATACTTATGACTGAGAAAACATTACTACAAAAGCACATTAAGCCTAGAGAAGGTGTATTGTGGATCGGTCGATGGGAACCTAGGAAAAATCCAGAAGCATTTATTGAGATGATTCAACAAACAGGATTGCCTGCAAAAGTAATTACAAATGCAACAGGCGCAAAGAAGTTTGAAACTGCATTGCAAGCTATTAATGCTAAATATGAAATAAGATCAGGAATATATGGACAAGAAAAGGTAGACTTTTTAACGTCTGCGAGAGTAGCATACAATCCTGCGATACGAGAAAGTTTTGGATTAGCATTTTATGAAACAATAGGGCACATGCCGACCGTTGCAATTGAGGGAATGTCCTGGTTAGGAAATTTTCCTAATACTAACTATTTTGCAGTACAGAAAAAAGTAGTACCTAAGGTAATCGTTGACCTATATGCAAAGTTTAAGAATTCTGAACTTTGGTATCAACAAGGAGTTCTAGAATCAATACGAACTTTAGATAGAAATGGTATAGAAGAATGGGAACGGTGTTTTAATTCTTTTGAATATATTAAATCAATTTCTGAAAGAGCTAAAATTAATGAAGTCGATGTATCTACGTATAAAGATTTTATAACTTCTCTAAATAGGAAAGCTTTGTCTATTGACGATGTTCGTTCTGTATTGACAAACAAGCATAAATTTAATATAATATACACAGATACACAAACCTATATATCTAAAGACAAAAACTTCGTTCCAAAAGAAGAATCTGATAATTCACTAGAAAGTTTATTCGTATGAGCCGACAATTAGAATATGTTATATCTGGACCAGCATACCTTCGGTTGGGGTCTGAGCAATGCGATGATCCTGAAACATTGCAAATGATTAATGATTTGATTCTTAAAACGGTTCATAATAAAAATAATCATCAATTTTCTCTTTTGTATAATGGATTTACAGAAAAGAACTTTGGTAAGAAATTGCAAAAATATAGACCAGCAGTTAAAAATATTCATGCGGACTCTGGTGGTTTGCAGATTGTTACTCGTGGATTGCAGAATACTCCTGAGACAAGAAACAAAGTATATGAAAATCAGGCAGCATGGGCAGATATTGGAATGGCATTTGATGAGATTCCGGTAAAATCTACTTCTGCAAGTGGCGTATCCTCAAAAATTGATACTAAACGTAGATATGTTGATATGGAAAATTTTGAGACATATGCAAGACAGACAGGTAAGAATGTTAAAGATCAAATTTTAAAATTTGATTCTGTTAAAAGTGATTGTCGTCCTTTTGTTATTATTCAGGGGTCAGGGCAAGATACGTATCAGCAGTGGACTGAATATATGTTAGATGAAATTCCTAAAGAATTGCATCATCGTATTGGCGGTGTCGCTATGGGATCGGCTGCATTGGGTATGGGACCACTCGAAGATGTAAAGCGAGCATTTTATGTAAATGCTGTACCTTTTGAAAAACCGTTTCATCTACACGTACTAGGGGTAGGTGCATTAAAACGCATATTGCCGTATTTACTTTTTAGCCAAACTGGTCTTTATAAAGATATTGATATATCATATGATTCTACAACACATTCTATGTCATTGGATAACGGATTATTTTACTTCTCACATTGTAAAAAAGGTACACCTGGAGACTATGGTGGATCATCTGTAAAAATGGGTAGACCATATTCTAATATCTATCGGACTGTTACTAACGAAATTAATTCAGTATGTGGTACAGATTACTCCCCTGAAGAATATCATAAATTGATGAATATTTCAGTCGGTGAATATTTAGAAAAGGGTGGTAAATTTATAGATATTATGCGTGCTCGACTTTCCTTTATTTTAACAAATGTGCATAATTTTACTATGGATGTCTCAAACTTAATGAATTCTAAAGATGAATTTTTACGTTTCTGTAGAGATAAGAATTGTGAAAATGAATATAGTACATTATTCGATGTCAAAACATCTGAGGATTTTATCTATTGGGAAAAACACGTAGGAAAATTTATGGATTCATCTCCGGTAAATATTATTGCACCATCATCTCTTGAGGACTTATTTGCATGAATTTTGCTAGCTCAATTATTAATACATCTGACATAATTATGAAACAAACAAGTTATATTTGGGTAACATTCCAAAAAGAGGGTATCCACAAATATCCTGCTGCGGCAACGGATCCTAAATTAGCAACAGGCGATTGGCTCGATGTTAGTTTCTTAAGTACACCACATCGGCATATATTTCATTTCAGAGTTGAGATGCAGGTATTCCATGATGATCGAGATGTAGAATTTATACAAGCAAAACGAATAATGGAACGATGGTATTCTGATGGCACATTGCAGTTAGATTATAAATCTTGCGAAATGATGGCTAGAGAGCTATATGGTCGCCTAAATACTATGTGGCCTAATAGAAATTATGTTATTGAAGTATCTGAAGATAACGAAAACGGTTGTAAACTATATTTTGGAGAGTAAATACTGATGCGTAAATTGATATACTGTGGACTTGAGCCATACGAAGGCCGTTATACTTTGCAGCTTCAGCAATGGAACGAAGCGGCATTTAAACGTAGAGGCATCAATTATGAAATTATCCATGGTGATACTTTGGATAATTCTAAGTCAATTGTAACCGGGCAAGTATTGGATGCACATGGTCGTAGTTATTATTCTTTGACACAGATGGCAAAACTTGTTGCAAAGATGAAAGCCGGCGAAATTCAGTATGATGACATAATTTTCTTCGAAGATATGTTTACTCCTGGTATGGAAGTATTACCTTACATTATGGATCAATGTGGTTGGGAACATCAGCCTAGAGTTTTTGTTAGGTGTTTAGCTCAGACAATTGATCCCGACGACTTCTTACATGTCTGGGATATGCAAGGATGGATGGCACACTATGAGAAGATGGTTAATACTTGGGTTAGTGGTGTATTAGCATCAAATGAGGAGATGGTTGCTCATATGAAAATTGCGGGTTGGCAAGTGCCTATGTATAATATCTCAGGATTAGCATTTGATCAAAATGAGGTTCGTAGTCGAGTAAAGAATATTCGCCCATTCAACGAACGTAAAAATCGAGTAGTGTTCTCTGCAAGATTCGATCAGGAAAAGCAGCCGGGATTCTTTATGGATATTATAGAACATTTTGGGCCTAAATCGGATATTGAATTCGCGGTGTTGTCGGGTGGCCCTTTACGTAGTAATGACGACTCCTATATAGACCGAGCAGTTGAATTAACTAAGAAGCATCCGAATTTTAAAATATACGAAAATCTTAAAAAGGATGAGTATTATGAATTGCTTGCAGATTCCAAAGTATTATTTAATTGTGCCTTGCAAGATTGGGTAAGTAATACTGCATCAGAAGCAGACGCATTAGGCACAAATTGTTTGTTCCCCGCCTACAGATCATTTCCTGAAACATTCGCAAATGATCCCGAATGTTTATATATTCCTTGGTCTAAAGAAGATGCCACAAATAAATTAGAGTGCTTATTGGAAACTCCTAGAAACGGCATTGGCACATTGGCTAACTGGACCTCAGGAACTATTGACAGATGCCTCGATATTATGTTAGGATTAGATAATGGTAAGTGGAATAGAAATCAATCTAATTATAGAAATCATACATCTGAGACCAAGTATTAAATGACTAAGACTGTTATAGTTACAGGCGCCGCCGGTTATATCGGTGGCGCTATTTGCATAGAACTTATTACCAAAGGGTATTATGTAATCGGTATTGATCGCCGAGCATTACCTTCGCATTTGGAAATATATTGCGATGAATTTATCCAATCTGATTTTATTGGTTATGCATCATTAATGCAAGTAGAAAAACAACCATGTGCAATTATACATTGTGCGGGTACAAGTTTAGTTGGACCTAGTATACAAAACCCCGAAGAATATTATGAAAACAATATTCAGAAAACTTTAGAATATCTAAAATATATTCGCAAACGTTCTGCAAATACCAAATTTATTTTTAGTAGCAGCGCCTCTGTGTATGGGAATCCTAATACAGATGTACCAATAACAGAAGAACAACCAACTAATCCTATTTCACCTTACGGTGAATCTAAGTTAATGATTGACCGGGCTTTGCATTCTTTTAATATCGCATATGGTATGCAATATGTTTCTTTTAGATATTTTAATGCATGCGGAGCAATTGAGAACAGTATACATGGGCAGGAGGCAAACGCTTCACATATTTTTCCTAGAGTGTTTGAAGCAATTTTAGAAAATCTCCCATTTACATTAAACGGAAATGATTATAATACTAAAGATGGGACCTGTGTTAGAGATTATGTTCACGTATCAGATATTGCTAGCGCACATGTAATGGCAATAGAAAAAAATATACAAGGAATATATAATATAGGATCTATCAGAGGTTACTCTAATCTGGAGATCATCAAAGAAGTATCTAAATGTTTAGGTAAAAACTTATCTATTGAAATTGCAGATAAGCGTATAGGTGACCCTGCATATCTAATTGCAGATTCTAATAAATTATTTTTAGATGCGGGTTGGACAGCAAAAAAAGATTTACGTACTATTATTAAAGATTTACATGACTGGTACTTCCCAGAGGCCTCCGGCGCTCATCCCTCTTAAAATATTCTGCGTGTCTTCTTTTAAATATGGAGACAAATAAAATGACAAACAAAAAATTCTTTTCTACAAAAACATACAGACAAATCGGGCCAGTTGCTTACCGGCAATGGCGCGCCGATTCTCATTGCAATTTAATTCATGGTTATGCTATGAGTTTTCACTTTGAATTTGAAGCAGATACGTTAGATGCTCGCAATTGGGTTACTGACTTCGGAGGACTAAGACCACTTAAGGATAGTCTAGAAGAGTGGTTCGACCATACTTTACTTGTCGCTGAAGACGATCCTATGCGAGACGAACTACTGCACTTAGGTAAAATTGGCCTGGCTAAAATTACAGAAGTAGAACGAACCGGTTGCGAAGGCATTGCTGATTTTCTATATGAATATATTAACACTATCTTTTTACCTAATTGCGGCGCAGAAGAAGCAAAACGGGTCTGGTGCTGCCGGGTAGAGGTCCGGGAAACAGATTCTAATATGGCTGGCAGAAACGGTCACCGAGAAGATAATGAATTTATGGCATAAATGAAAAAAACAAATATCGCAAAGGGTGCTCAAAGTAAAGATGAGTATGTAGGCGATTTAACTATTGCATTTATAAATCATAATACATCTGAATATCCGGTTACAGTAGGTGCAGTAAAATTTGCACCTGTTCCTGTAACTAAGCAAAAAGATTTGATGTTAAATGTTGCAAGATTGCATGCGCAACAAGAGTATGATAGAATTATGGAATTAGTTACTGTGCTACAAAAACAAGCACATGGAATTAAACATAGATTAGATTTTACTGATCGAGTACATGCTGCAGAATACTCATTTCAATTATATCATGGACAAACCTATTGGTTAGCATTTGATAAAAAAATACAAAAAACGATTTTAATAATCAATGGACCGAATGACTGGTCTACGGGTGCGCCAGCACACTATGACTATATTACACGGGCTAAATGGTTAGGTGATCATACCTGGTTAGAAGTCGATGAAGAAGGAAATCCTGTAAATGAAAATAGCGTTAATTACTGATACACACTTTGGGGCAAGGTCGGATTCGCAACCATTTGATGCATATTTTAAAAGATTTTATCAAGAATCATTTTTCCCAGAATTACAAAAACGTAATATTAAAAATATTATTCACCTAGGTGATTGCTTTGATCGTCGGAAATATATCAATTTTAATTCTTTAAAATCTTGCCGGGAGTATTTCTTTGATCAAACAAAGTACCTTGGCATTACTATGGATATGATTATTGGTAATCATGATACATTCTTTAAGAATACGAATAATGTAAATTCGCCCGATTTACTACTAACCGAATATGCAAATATTAATGCATATAAAGATGCGACGGAAGTAGACTTCGGTGATTGTACTATATTGATGATGCCGTGGTTGTGTGCTGATAATTACGAAGAATCAATGACGCTAGTTAAAAAAACTAAAGCAACGGTGTGTTTTGGTCATTTAGAGTTAGCAGGATTTGTAATGTACAAAGGTCAAAATACGCAGGAATCGCATGGCGGTTTAGATTCTAAATTATTTAGCAAATTTGATTTAGTATGTTCTGGGCATTTTCATCATAAGCATAGTGGAGGCAATATCCATTATTTGGGTAATCCATACCAAATGTTCTGGAATGATTTTGAGGATCCTAGAGGATTTCATATCTTTGATACTGTTACTTTGGAATTAGAATTTATTGAGAATCCTTTTACGATATTTGAAAAATATTATTATGATGACGATAAAGAAGATGTGTCGACAATAGATATTACTAAATTTGCAAGTAAACTAATAAAATTGATAGTTGTAAATAAAAAAGATTTTATTAAATTTGATACGTTTATTGAAAATATATACAATCAAAATCCAATTGAATTAAAAATTATCGAAGACTTCTCGGAGTTTGAGGCAGAAGCCTTAGATGAGACAATTGACTTAGAAGATACTATGACTCTATTATCCAACTATGTTGATAGTATAGAAACAGATGCGGATAAAGACCGTATTAAAACTTTGATGAAATCGTTATACGTAGAAGCTCAAAATTATGAGGAAGCATGATAAAATTTAAGACTATACGTTGGAAAAACTTCTTATCAACAGGAGCACAATTCACAGAAGTTGGATTAGATAAATCAACTACCACATTAGTTGTTGGTGAAAATGGTGCCGGTAAAAGCACCATTCTTGACGCATTGTGTTTTGTTTTATTTAATAAACCATTTCGTAGTATCAATAAGCCTCAATTACTCAATACGATCAATGCTAAAAATTTACTAGTAGAGTTAGAATTTAATATTGGTCCTAAAGAATATAAAATTGTTCGGGGTATTAAACCTGGTATCTTTGAAATTCATGTGCAGAACGTGTTATTGAATCAAGATGCCGCAGCGAAAGATTACCAAAAATATTTAGAAGATACTATTCTAAAATTAAATTATAAATCATTTACGCAGATTGTAATTTTAGGTAGTGCATCTTTTACTCCCTTTATGCAATTGCCGTTGGGTCATCGAAGAGAAATTATTGAGGATATTTTAGATATTCAAATATTTACAGTAATGAATTCGGTATTGAAGAATAAACAAACTGAAATAAAAAATTCAATTTTGGATATAGATTCTAAAGTAGAGTTTGGTAAAAGCAAGGTTAAATTACAACAAGACTACATTAAAACCCTTGAAGATGATATACAAAAACGGGCAAAGGATACTACAGTATTAATTGAGACTGCAAATATTGCAATTAACGGTTTTACTACAGAGATAAACACATTAAAATCGCAAGTGGATGGATTAAAACTTACAATTTTAGATGATGATGAAACAAAGAAAAAAGAAAAACAAATACTTAAAGTACTGGACAAACTTAAAGAGAAGTCAAAGAAAGTAAATTCTGACATCACATTCTATCTTAACCACGATGATTGTCCCACATGCAATCAAAATTTAAGTGAGGACTTTAAGGATAAAACGATTACGGAACATAAGCATAAATCGTCTGAGGTTGCTGATGCTATAAACGATTTAGAAAACCAAATAACCGATATTAATTTGCGATTAGAAAAAATAGATGTAGTTAAAACTAAGATTGCAGAATTGAATGAATCTATTATTGAATTTAGCTCTAGTTTAATTGCCGAACAAAACTATATTAAAAAATTAGCAAAAGAGATTCAGGATAGTGCTACCAATACTACCAACATAGATGAGGAAAAAACTAAATTAAAGGCATTGGCTAAAGATGTTATTCTTTTGTCTGAAGAAAAAGGTAAGCAAACAGAAGAAAAACACTATTTTGAGATTGCGGGTATACTTTTAAAAGATACCGGAATTAAAACTAAAATTATTAGACAATATTTGCCAATCATTAATAAATTAGTAAACAAGTATTTAGTGGCAATGGATTTCTTTTGTCATTTTGAATTGGATGAAACATTCAATGAGACAATAAAGTCTAGGCATCGAGATGAATTTTCGTACGCATCATTTAGTGAAGGTGAAAAACAGCGTATTGATTTGGCGCTATTATTTACTTGGCGAACAATTGCAAAAATGAAAAATTGCGCTAGCACAAATTTGCTATTACTTGATGAGGTTTTCGATTCATCTTTAGATGCAAATGGTACAGATTATGTGATGAACCTTATAAATACTTTAGGTGACGAGACTAATGTATTTGTAATTAGTCACAAGGGAGATCTTCTATTTGATAAATTTAGAAGTGTTATAAAATTTGAGAAACACCAAAATTTCTCTAGAATACAAGGAAGTTAATATGGCAAATGATACTTGGCAGCTACAAACGCATACGGTAAATACCTACTGTTATTAC